AAAGATAAATACAAATAAGAAAGATGATAGAAGAGTATTCTTTGTCCATGGTGGAGTGGATGTTGAACAAAGAGAATTGGTTCGGGAAATAACCGAAAGAGAAAACAATGCAATTATCGTTGCTTCCTATGGGACATTTTCTACAGGCATTAATATTCGGAATCTCCATAACATTATCTTTGCCTCACCGTCAAAATCGAGAATTAGAAATCTCCAAAGTATTGGGAGAGTACTTAGAAAAGGAGCAAACAAAATTAAAGCAATATTATACGATATAGCTGACGATTGCACTAAAAACTCTAAAAGAAATTACACATTAAATCATCTTATTGAACGTATTAAAATTTACAACGAAGAGAATTTTAATTATGAGATAATCACAATACAATTAAAGAAATAATGGAAGACGATTTTTACGCAACACTTAAATTTAAAAACGGAGAAGAGATATTCTGTAAGGTTGCTCCCTCAGAAGAAGAAGGTAGAACAATGCTTATAGTTTATCATCCTATTACAATATCTGAAATAAGACACAAAGGTGGCACTATCGGTTATAAAGTAGAACCTTGGTTAAAGACTAGTAATGAAGATCTTTTTATTCTTAATATGAATGATATTTTGACTTTAAGTGAATCTTCAGATGTTGAGATGATTCAAATGTATCAATCTTTTATTAGAGATTCTACTGAGGAAAAGGAAGGACAGTCAAAGATGAGTCGTAAAATGGGATTCTTAGGAAGAGTTGATGATACAAAAGAAATTCTAGAGAAGATATATAAAAATAATAATACTAAGAGCTCTCCCGATCAACCCTGACAAAGTTATTCTACTGATGATTTTAGAACTTGTCAAGCGAAGGTAAAAATGTTAGAATACATACATATGAGTGAGATATCTTATGTTAAAACGGGGAACTATGGCTAGAAGAAAAGCAAGGGCTGAACATTACGTTAATAATAAAGAGTTCCTCGCGGCATTAGTTAAGCTTCGAGAAGATAGAGAAATAGCAGAAATTAAAGGATTACCCAAGCCACCTATTCCTCGTTATGTTGGTGAGTGTTTTTTAAAGATTGCTAATCATCTTTCCTTTAAACCTAATTTTGTTAATTATATGTTTAAGGAAGATATGATTTCTGATGGTATAGAAAATTGTGTTCAGTATATTCATAACTTTAATCCCGAAAAATCTCAGAACCCGTTTGCTTATTTCACTCAGATTATTCACTATGCTTTTCTTAGACGTATTCAAAGAGAGAAAAGACAATTAGAAATTAAGAATAAGATCTTAGAAAGATCTGGTTATCAGGAAGTATTTGACGATAGTAATACTATTGACGGATCTAATTATTCAGACTATAATCAAATTAAAGATGCTGTGCATTCTAAACTTCGTTATTCATGAATGAAGCTGATTAAAGTTCAACAGATTACTAATGTGTGGGAGGGTATGTATCCTTTCCATCAGAAATTAAGGGATGAACTTTTACCTATATTAAATAATTATTCTGATCAACAGGACAATAGAACTAATGTTAAAGCAACGCATACTGAGTGGGATTTTCAAGCAGATAATCCTCACATTAAGAAATTAAAAAAATATATTCTTAATGAGATTGATACATATTGTCCCCTTTCCACCATACTTGATAAAGAAAATATAAATCTTTGTGTTCATGAGATGTGGGGTAATATTTACAATAAAGGAGATTATACTGTAAATCATCATCATTTACCTCATAATTATAGTTTTTTATATTTTTTAAAAGCAAAGTGGTATCATCCATCTCTTGTTTTTCGTCCAAGTTCATTAGATCGGAGATACCATAAATTGGATCCTATTATTCTTCCAACAAAAATACGTCCAAGGGAAGGTAAATTTCTTATTTTTCCATCTTACTTACGACATGAAGTTCCTATACATCGATTTAAAGAACAAAGAATAACTTTATCTGGTAATATTAGGTTAGCAGATCCGTGGTAAAATGAAGATAGCAATAATCACAGATCAGCACTTTGGTGCCAGAAAGAATTCACAAATATTTCATGATTACTTTTTAAAGTTTTATGAGAATGTTTTCTTTCCTACTTTAGAGAAGGAAGGTATTACTACTGTTGTGGATATGGGAGATACCTTTGATAGTCGCAGAGGTATTGATTTTGCTGCATTGAGATGGGCAAAGGATAATTATTTTGATCGTCTTTCTAAGATGGGATGCACGGTTCATACTGTTGTAGGTAATCACACTGCTTATTATAAGAATACTAATGAAGTAAATGCTGTAGATTTATTACTTAGAGAGTATGATAATGTAAAAATATATTCAGATCCACAAGAAGTTAAGATAGATAATTTAAAAATACTTTTTGTTCCTTGGATTAATAAGGAAAATGAAGAAGAGACAATTAAGTGTATTGAAAAATCAAAATGTCCAGTTGTTATGGGACACTTGGAACTTAATGGATTTAGGGTTAATCAACAGGTGGTGATGGATCATGGATTTGATCACCATCATTTTAAAAAATTTGAAAGAGTTTATTCGGGACATTTTCATACTAGATCTAGTCAAGAAGGGATTCATTACTTAGGAAATCCTTATGAGATATATTGGAATGATGTGGAGGATACTAGAGGATTTCATTTTTTTGATACAGAAACTTTAGAGCACACTCCAGTCAATAATCCATATCGCTTATTTTATAAAATTTATTATGAAGATAGTGACTATCAACTTCTTGATACTCGTGAGTATGAAGATAAGATTATAAAGGTTATTGTCCGTAAGAAGACAGATACTAAGAAATTTGAAAAATTTATTGATAAATTATATGAGTCTAATGCAGCAGAAATAAAGGTAGTTGAAAATTTCGATTTTAGTGGATGGTATGCCGATGATTTTGAACCTTTTGAATCTGAAGATACTCTTTCTATTCTTAATAGATACATTGAGGATTCGGAAGCTAATCTTGACAAATCTCTTATTAAAAAGATGATGCAAGAAACTTACCAGGAGGCATGTGAGTTAATCTAATGTTTATCTTAACTGTCGCTGGTCGGGAAAATGACGGAGCTTATTCCGTAAAGGATGGTGAAGGAAATAGAATCCTTTATCTATTTGAGCAAGAGGATGATGCTGAAAGGTATGCTATGATGTTGGAGGAAGATGATGATTATCCAGAAATGCATGTTCTAGAAGTAGAATCTGAAGTGATGATAAAAACTTGTAAGGTACATGGGTATAACTTTACTGTTATCACCCCTAATGACATTGTAATTCCTCCTAAGATCGAACATGATTTTTTTTGAAAAGATACGTTGGAAAAACTTTTTAAGCACTGGTAATCAATATACTCAAATTGATTTTGCTAACAATAGTACTACTTTGATTATTGGTGGTAATGGTAGTGGTAAGAGTACTGTATTGGATGCATTAACTTTTAGTTTATTCAATAAGCCATTCCGTAAGATTAGTAAACCTCAATTAGTTAATACAGTTAATGAGAAGGATTGTAAGGTTGAAGTTGAATTTTCTGTAGGATCTGTTGAGTGGAAGATTGTAAGAGCAATTAAGCCTAATATCTTTGAGATATGGAGAAATGGTAATTTGATGGATCAATTCTCTAATGTGAATGATCAACAGAAGTGGTTGGAGCAGAATGTTCTTAAGATGAACTATAAGTCCTTTACTCAGATTGTTATCTTGGGTAGTAGCACTTTCGTTCCTTTTATGCAATTGACTGCTTCTCATCGGAGAGATGTGATTGAAGATCTGTTGGATATTAAAATATTTTCTTCTATGAGTAATCTCATTAGAGATAAGATTCGTTTGAAGAAAGAAGAAATAAAGGTTCTTAATCTTAAGAAAGAGTCTCTTAATGATAAAGTTAACATGCAAGAGAATTTTATTGAGGAGATAGAAAATAGAGGGAAGGAAGATATAGAAGATAAAAAAGGAAAGATATTACAATTAAATGTTGAGATTGATACTCATCTAGAAAAGAATGAGATGACGGAAGGAGATGTGGATATTCTTACAAAACAATTAGAAGATGTAACAGGTGCTACAGAAAAACTTCGCACTCTTGGTGGGTTAAAGGGTAAGATTTCTAATAAGGTAGCGACCATTACCAAAGAGCATAAGTTCTTTACTGATAATGTAACATGCCCTACATGTACTCAATTAATAGGAGAGCAGTTCAGAATAAATAAAATTGAAGATGCTCAATCTAAAGCAAAGGAGTTGCAATCTGGTTATAAAGAACTAGAACAGGCAATTAAAAACGAAGAAGAGCGAGAGCATCACTTTACAAACTTATCTAAGGAGATTACTACACTAACGCATGGCATTTCTAAAAACAATACTCGCATCTCTGGGTGTCAACGACAAATCAGGGATCTGGAATCGGAAATTCAGACACTTACCGACCAACTTGCAAATAGAAATACTGAGCACGACAAGTTAGCAAACTTCAAGGACAATTTAAAAACTACATACGACGACTTATCTTCACGGAAGGACACCATAGGCTATTACGATTTTTCGTATAGTTTGCTTAAAGACGGTGGAGTTAAATCCAAAATCATAAAGAAGTATCTACCGCTGATAAATCAGCAAGTAAACCGTTATCTTCAGATGATGGACTTCTACATCAACTTCACACTTGATGAGGAATTTAACGAAACCGTTCAGTCCCCAATACATGAAGATTTTTCTTATGCTTCTTTTTCGGAAGGTGAGAAAATGAGGATAGATCTAGCCCTCTTGTTTACTTGGAGAGAAGTTGCTAGAATGAAGAACTCTGTTAATACTAATCTTTTAATTATGGATGAGGTTTTTGATAGTTCATTAGATGGTCTGGGAACAGATGATTTTCTCAAGATAATTAAATATGTTATAACAGATGCAAATATCTTTGTTATTTCCCATAAAACTGGGATGGACGATAGATTTGAGAATGTTTTTAAATTCGAAAAGGTAAAAGGTTTTAGTAGAATATCATGACAGCAGATTGGATTAAAGAAATCCCAAATTGGGAAAATGAATATAAGGAGATGATGAGTGGTCTTCTTACTAAAAGACAAGTAGCATTATTAGATGGTGATGATATCAAATCCCATGAAGGTATGGTATTTGGTGGAATGTATGCCGATTGGAAAAAAAAGAAGGGGTTTGAGTAATGACTTTTCTAATAGCAATAATGTCATTTGCAAATTTTGTATTCTATCCATTGGTGATAGGTACAATCATTGCGGTGATAATAGAACAGATCTTCAGAGCAACTGGTAATGAAGATGATCCTAAAGCAGTGAGAAATGTAATGCTTTCTATGGGAGTAAGAAAATATCTCTATAGACAGGCATGGCTTTTTAATATAATATGGTTCATAGGATATTTTATTCTTATGTTTACAATAGGTAGACAACAACCAGCAGCAATGCCTGATATGATTTGGCAAGGATGAGGGTCTTTGTTAATGGTTCCTTTGATATCCTTCATAGAGGACATTTAGAACTTTTACGGTATGCAAAGAGTTTAGGATATGTTATTGTTGGTATTGATACTGATGAATGTATAAAGGAAAAGAAAGGTCCTACAAGACCAATACATAACCAGGAGGAGAGAAAGTTTCTCCTTGAGAATTTAAAAACAGTCGATGAAGTAATATTCTTTTCTAGTGAACCTGAGTTTGAGGAATTGATAAAATCTCTTAAACCTGATATAATTGTTGTCGGATCTGATTGGAAAGAAAAGTCTACTATCAAATCTTATTATGATGGTGAATTAATTTTCTTTGATAGAATGGAAGAATATTCCACTACAAAAACAATTGAAAGAATTTATGAAAGTTTTAGTAACCGGGTATAAAGGTTTTATTGGAAGACATCTTTATAGTCATTTACAAAATCTAGGGTTTGAGGTTGATGGAATTGATTTTCCAGATGATATAGGGGATTTTAAGACAGATAAGATATATGATGTAGTAATACATCTTGCTGCATTTGCTGCATTGAGGGATAGTATTAAGAATCCTGATAAGTTCTGGGAAAATAATGTAGAGAAAACAAAAAGAATATTTTCTTATTGTAAAAATAATGATATTAGACTTTTATATGCTAGTTCTGCTGGAGTCTATGGATGGTGGCAGAATCCTTATGCTATAACCAAGAAAGTAAATGAATCAATGGCACCACCTAACAGTGTGGCAATGAGATTTTTTAATGTATGGGCAGAAGAAAATAGTAGACCTGATATGCTTTATAGGATGCTACAGGAGAATACTGCTGAGTATATTACAAAACATAAGAGAGATTATATTCATGTTAATGATGTGGTTAGTGCAATTTGTCATTTAATTCCTAGTAACTTTATTGGACCTCTTGATATTGGAATAGGAGAATCTATTCCTGTAATGGATATAGCAAAAGCAATGGGAAGGGATTTGCCTATTAAGGATGTTGTAGGAGAACCAGACAGTTTATGTGCTGACACAAGAACCTTGTATAATTTGGGATGGTGTCCTACAATAAATATTAAGGATACACTAAGCAATCTATGAATGCTCAGAGACCGGTAGATATGTCTGATACCTTTATGCGTAAAGGATGGGAATACTGTCGGTATTTGATTACAGATCCTCGCAGTGATGAATACCTAAGAAAGCATCATGAAAGTTCCAAATTGGCAGCACCACAGCAAGAAGGAGCAGAAGAGGACTCTCAAACCTCAAGCACTCCGCCAGGCTAAAGCAAAGCTACAACACTTTAAGAAGTGTCACATGAAGCGTCCTAATCGGACGCTTTTGTCGTATTATGGGTTCATACCAAACAAAACATATGGCAGTTCAGCAAGAAATCAAGTCACAACTAGCGAAGTTGCTTGCTACTGAGGATATCGTAGTAGAGCATAAGCAAGTAGAGTGTGCTCAGTTTAATGTTCGCACTCGCGTATTGATTTTACCTCTTTGGGAAAAGGCGAGTAATGCTGTATATGATATGTTGGTGGGACACGAGGTAGGACATGCTCTATTCACACCTGATGAGGATTGGTGGTTAGAGCATCCCATTCCTCAACAAGTTGTAAATGTAGTGGAGGATGCTAGAATTGAAAAGTTGATGAAGCGTAAATATTTGGGTATTGCGAAAAGTTTCTATAAAGGATATAATGAACTTTATGAACAAGATTACTTTGAGTTAGATGGTGAAGATATTACTAGTTTTAATCTTGCTGATAGGGCTAATCTACATTTCAAGATTGGTTCGCTCCTTGATTTATCTTTTTCAACTCCTGAAAAGGAGATTATCGATTTAATTTCAAATGCCGAAACGTTTACTCAAACCCTATCCGCAGCAGAAGCGTTATATACTTTCT